ATGGGCTCGACTTGAGATAGAATAGCTGTCTTGGCTTCAGTAGATGTCTCAACTTTGAGACTGGAATGACCAAACATATTGTCAAACCAGGAAGGTTGTGCATCAATGGATTCTTTAGATAAGTGATCTTTCTCCTCGGATTGGGGTTTACGATACTCATTGTAGAGTCTGAGCAAAGAAACACCAGCACCAATACCGAATATAAGACTTGAAACTCCGTATCGAGAATCACGAAACATAGTCACTGCGGTTGGCAAAGCATCTCTCATTTCACTGAGTTCGTACCACATGGCTTTCACAAGACACTTCCTATAAACATAGTACGCGGCACTGGACAACATGTGAACAAACACTGTCGCCACTAAAATAGTGGGAGCGAGACAAAGGAAGAAAAGGTGAAGAAACCATAAGATACGAAAAAACCAGATAACATACCAACGGGCGTCTCTTCGAACACGTTGATGGTACATATAGTTGATTTGATTTTGAATCCAAGGATTACGAACGATAGATTGGGGAAGAATCGACAACAGAATGGGCGTCATTGAATCAGCAATCATATCTTGGGTCTCTGAAACAAGTTGTTTCGTAGCCATACTTTTAATCAGTGGGAGTTCCAAACCCCCAAAACGAAAGAAGCTGGAAAAATATCCAGCAATGGCTTCGGTTGCAATCTTTTTAGCATACTTATCAACTTCAAAAGAACAAGGTTTGTGGGACTCCTTGGAATCATCCTTCTTTAAGGCGCATAAACACATAAGAGGTGTCTTCTTACACTTTTCACAGAAATCGATCAATGGAGTATCGCACTTGCAGAATCCAGGCAGGAGACCGCATGCACAAAGATTGAGACCAACTAAGGAATTGTTATATTGTAGGTTGCGTGTCTCTGCTTTCATATGTGAGGCAGCAGCAACGGAAATAACTTCCAAAAATTCAGAGAGACGAAGTTCTTCGCAGTTAACGGGACAACCATTCTGCAATCTCCCTTCGTGGGGAAACCAATCCCATCCAGTAGTACCGTTGGGGTTAGTGTAAGTGTGGCACTCTTCAATCGTGAAAGTCCAGACATCGTCTGGTGGAGAGTGCAAGTCCCGGCTGAGGAGTTCTGGATGCTTATTATTCAGCATCACAGAATCAGCTTTCCTGTATTTAGGATTCACAACCATTGTGACGTGGAGAAAACAACGAAGAATAGACTCGGGACAATTGGAATACAAAGGAGCATCCAAATTCTTCTTATTGGTTGTGGCCCAACAGTAGTAGGGTCGAGGTTTAACACGACCTTTCTGGGTGACATCGGACATTTCAGCGCTAGCTTCAGTAGTATTGATGTACTTTTTGATTGATTGTCGGGTTGATGGTTGTAGTACCGAACTTAGGATTAGCCACATCATCAAAACCAATTACTTGGGTATCAGATTGTGCAGCGTCTTCAAATTTCTGTTTCATATCAAGTTGAATACAGTGTCGGGGATTGTACTCAAAGCCCATAGCATGGGAGACAGTTTTGGTCAACAAAGTTGTCAATGTTGATTTTCCAATCGACGAATCACCAAATAAGCTTGTGGCAAAAGGGGTAATTCGAAGTGTTGCAGATTTTTCAAGAAGGATGAGTCTCTCATCAATTTGACATAAAGCAACAAGTTTTTGGTGAAGATCATGGCCAAGCCAACCATCATAAGAGATGTTTTTCATTCGCTTAGCTTGAGAAATCAATTCTCGAACTTTGGCCTGATAGGCCGGTAGATCCTCACCAAGATTCCCGTTAGCAACAAGAGTTTTCTTGGTGATAACTTCAGTATAATCAGTTTCGAATTTCTGAATAGTTTGATCCTCGAATAGAAGGGGATCAAGGGATTTTTCTTTAATGCACCTGTAGCCTGTTGTCCAGAAATAGTCGATAGTCTTGACAATGGCATCTAGGAAGTCAGCACAATCGTGTATGCTGCACCAAGGGTGCACCTTGAGTAGTTGAAGAGTTCCAATCTCCCACTTGTATCCTTTAAAATCAGACACGATCATGGAAGCAAAGCCGGAGATCACAAGATTTATATTTTTCAAATTGCGATTGTTCTTCAAAATGGTTAGCTTTTGAGCAAATCCAGTGAGAAAAAAAGGGTTTAGGCCCTTCATCAGTTTCACTAGAAGTGGGTTCGTGCGGTTCTGTCTCTATTGGTTCGCTACAGTCATCATCAGTAAAGAGAGAGGACAAATCAATCAACATTTCTGTGATCGATCTTTCGCGAATATTCATCTTTAAACAAGCAATGCAAGCTGCAAGAATATCAGAGAAATTCTGGGCACGGTAGATCTGGTAGGAAAAAATACCGAAAGATTCGATAAGGTTAATCCATGGCAACGCTTCTTTCTTCTCATCACCAGAAAATTTGGCGATTTCTTGGAGAAGACGATCATCAAGACCAGGACTCTCGAGAGAGCATGGTTTGCGTTGTCGTTGTTTGTAGCCCTTTTTGTTATGGCGTCGTTGAATGCCATCAAGTGGGTTATACTTGGAACCAACTTTCTTTGTGAAAGTAATAGAATTGTATTCTTTCAAATCTTCGTAGATCATTGGTTGTAGACGTTTTTGAATCGCTTCACCAAGCATTGTTTTTGCTCTTATATAGTGTTCGATCTGTTGTCTGGTGGGTGTCAGTCTGTGTAGGATCAGGTCTTCATATTGAATAATAATACCATGAATCCACGCTTCTTTGACGGGGTGGATGCCCTTTACTTTAGGGCCACACTCTTTAGCAATTAGAGTGGTAGAACATTGGCCCTCCTCAATTGGAGGAGGGGTGGCAACGTGTGAATCTTGTGACATGCTGGAAGTTTTATTATCCCAGGACATGTCTCAAGAAACTCACGTGCGGGGCACGAGAAGTTTCAAGAGAAACATCTATGCATTGGGTGTAGAGAAGAGTCGTAAAGACCTCAACTTAACCGAACCATACATCTAAATACGACGTGCTATGCGTAAAAGACAAAGTTCACATGGTAACAAGAAGCTCACCGCTAAATAATTCTGACATCTCCAAAAATAGGAAAATGTCTCTAGAAAAATCATGGGAATTACCCATTAAGATAACGGATATGCAAAAAGCCCACGCCACTGCGGAGGGTTGGGTCCTACCCGAAGGCGTCCCCCAAGGGGGGCCGGACTTGTGATCCGACCATAGTATTGAGGTACTGCAAGCAGCATCCTTATAATATTTAAAATTGGAATCCTGGGTATTCCGGTTACATCAGGAAAGGGTTTGCATCTGTGCCTTAAGACGATCAATGCAGAATCGTCAAATTGAATAATATGTAGATAGTCAGTCTACGGAAACAATTGGCAAAAACGCTCAATTCAAATGAATGAAAAGAGCAAGAACTTCTCCGGAAGTTCTAAGACTGGTAAGAGTATACCAGAATGACTTGTA